GTCTTTCTTCTACACCTGCGAAATTACAAGTTCGGGGATTCCAGTTGGAGGTTTCGCATTATGACCGCAGGGCGACCACCGAAACCAGTTGAACTCAAGCGGGCACTGGGCAATCCAGGGCAGCGCAAGTTGCCGGCACTTGCCGAAGTCACGCCACTGCCAATGGCAGATCGCACTCCGCCAACTCCTGAAGGACTTGGCGAAGAAGGCATTGCCTTATGGAACGGCGCATGGGATCACGCCATCACTTGGCTCTCTCCGGCATCAGATTATTCAGCAATTGAGAACGCGGCTCGACTTGCCGATGACTTGGCTGCTTCTCGCAAAAAGTATCGAGCAACTTTGGAATCAGCAGACGGGCGATTGCTGGTTCATCTCAACAAACAATTTGTTGATGCGCTTTCCGCGCTAGGCTTCGACCCAGTATCTCGCACCCGGCTAGGGGTAGCGGAAGTGAAACGGGTGTCTGCTCTTGACCAACTTATCCAAAAGCGCCAGCAATCAAATTGATGGCTTCCCTCCTCGATGGCTCACGCCAATTCCAAAAAAAGATTTAGAACGATCGCGAGGAAATGAAGTTTCAGATTTTGCAGAAGCACTTTGCAAAATCACAAAAGATTCAGTTGCCGGTCACGCTGGCGAACCTCTTGTCTTTCGCCCTTGGCAACGCGAGTTGACCAAACAACTTTTCGCTCGCAAAGCCGATGGCAACTTGCGACACAAAGTCGCTTTGATTGGTTTGCCACGAAAGAATGGCAAGTCAGCCTGGCTCTCATCGGTAGCACTTGAATCTTTGGTCTTCGGCGCAGTCGGTGGCGAAATTTATTCCTGCGCTGCTGAAAAAGAACAAGCCAAGATTGTCTTTGGTACTGCAAAGCGCATGGTCGAAATGCACCCGGAACTTTCCGAACTGCTTCAGGTTTACAAAGATACGATTTACAATCCAAAGACTGGCTCGGTCTATCGTGCGCTTTCAAGTGAATCTTTTTCCAAAGAAGGATTATCGCCAACCTTCGTTGCATTTGATGAACTTCATGCGCAACAAAATCGCGAACTCTTTGATGTTATGTCGCTGGCGATGGGCGCTCGCACCGAACCATTGATGGTGGCGATTACAACCGCAGGAGTCAAAACAGATTCAAGCGGCAAGGATTCAATTTGTTTCTCGCTTTACGAGTATGGAAAAAGAGTTGTCAATCAAGAAGTTGATGATCCTTCATTCTTCTTCGCATGGTGGGAAGCCGAAGACACCGACTATCGAAACCCTGATTCGTGGAAAATTGCAAATCCAGGTTTTGATGACATAGTTGCAGCCGATGATTTTGCTTCAGCAATCTTGAGAACGCCTGAAACGGAATTCAAAACCAAGCGACTCAACATTTGGACTTCAACTTCTGATGCCTGGTTGCCTCATGGTTCATGGGAGCAATTAGAAAATCAACGAGAAATCGAAGATGGCGCAAGTGTGGTTCTTGGCTTTGACGGTTCCTTCAATGGTGACTGCACTGCAATCATTGCAATTGAAGTTGGCGACACTCCGCACATCGTTCCGGTTCAAGTGTGGGAGAAGCCCGAAGAAGCCGATGCAAGTTGGCAAGTTCCAGTTCTTGAAGTTGAAGATGCGATTCGCAACGCTTGCAAGCGCTGGCAAGTTCTTGAAATCTCCTGCGATCCTTATCGTTGGGCAAGAACATATCAAGTTTTGGAAGATGAGGGTTTGCCAGTTGTGGTTTTTCCACAAACTGCTTCCCGCATGACTCCAGCAACCACTCGATTCTTTGAAGCAGTGGTCAATGAGCAAATCACACACAATGGTGATCCTCAACTCGCAAGACATATTGGCAATGCAACCCTTCGGGTGGATCAACGCGGTTCGCGATTAGCAAAAGAAAAGCGCGGTTCAAATCGGCGCATTGACTTAGCGGTTGCATCGGTGATGGCACTTGAGCGGGCTGCATGGCATCACAGTCAGGGCGGCGCACTGCCGCAGGTTTTTGATCCTTGGTCAATTGGTGAAGCGGAGGTTCCAAGTGTTTGGTCTGATCACGACAATAATTGAAGCAACTGGAGCCATTCTGATTGCGGTTGGCATTGGTTTATGTTTTGGATTGGGCGCGGCTTTGATTGCTGGCGGAGTCTTACTCCTTGCCGGAAGTTACCTCGCAACAATCGCATCAGAAAGAGGAATTGAATGAGTATCTTCACACGCGGTTGGACAGTTGGGCGATACCCACAGTTCAACAATTATGTTTCGCCATTGAGCCAACTTTATGGTCAGACATCAATGACCTCGGCTGCGGGCGAGCGAATTGATGAATGGACTGCCCTTGGCGTTTCGGCAGTTCTTGGAAGCGTTTCTCTTTTGGCTGATTCAGTTGCAACAATGCCATTGCGATCTTATTCAATTGACAAATCAGGTCAACGCAAAATGCAACCTCTTCCCGATGTTCTTGCCAATCCTGATCCTGAATCAAACACTTATGAATTGCTCCATCAAATTGTTGCTTCAATGGCTTTGCATGGAAATGCTTATGTGAAGATTGATCGCGACCGCTCCGGCAGAATGATCGGGCTTGTTCCATTGCATCCTTATCAAATGCAGGTTCTCCCAACTGGAGACATGACTGGTCGCCGTTATTTGCACCTTGGCAATGACATTGCCCGCGAAGACTTGCTTCACTTGCGTTGGTTCACTCCACCTCAATCTTTGGTTGGTATTTCCCCGCTCAATCAAACACGCAACTTGGTTGGACTTGCCATTGCAATGGATCGCCACCTTGCTCAATTTTATGGTGAGGGCGGAACTCCATCGAGCGTTCTTGAGACTGATCAAAAGTTGACTCTTGATCAGGCTCGAATTATTCAAGGCACATGGGAAGCAACCCATCGCCGTCATCGCAAACCAGCAGTTCTTTCCGATGGTTTGAAGTGGCGACCAATCACAACTTCGGCTGCCGATCAAGAAATGACAAAGACTCGCGAACAAATCATTCGCGACATTGCTCGAATTTACAGAATCCCAAGTCACCTCATTGGTGCAACTGGCGATAATCAGACATATACAAATGTTGAACAAGCATCATTGAATTTCTTGACTCACACAATTTCACCTTGGATTCGTCGAATTGAAATTGCCATTTCAAACATTCTTGATCCTGGCGTTGATGTTGCATTTGATACTTCAACCATCTTGCGCACTGATGCAATTACTCGTGCCAAGGTCAACATGATCAATGTGTCAATGGGTGCTCGCACCCCAAATGAAGTTCGTCAAATTGAAGGCATGGAACCATATGACGGCGGAGATTCATTCAACCAGGCACTTGCCGGCAACATCACCGCAGGAGGGCAAAATCCCTCCCTTGGTGAAGATGCTGATCCATCAGCGCCGGTGATGGGAGTTCTTGAATAATGGCTGAAACTTTTCGGATACCAAAAGGAGTTCAAAATGAAGCGAAAAAGGCTTTGGGTTGGATTGCTGATGGTCATGCTGGTAGCGGCTTTACGGCAGTGGGCAAAAAAAGAGCAAGCGATTTGGCTTCAGGAAAGCCAATAAGCGCTGACACAATCTTGAGAATGTATTCATTTTTCAAGCGACATGAAGTGGACAAACAAGCAGAGGGATTCAATTCCGGAGAAGATGGTTTTCCATCTCCTGGAAGAGTTGCATGGTCAGCCTGGGGTGGCGATGCTGGCTTTACTTGGTCAACAACAATCAGAAATCAAATTTCAAAAAGCGCAAGAGCGTTTTCCCTGATGGCATCCGAGGAGGGTGACATGGCTGAATCAACCGTTCCTGATTTGAATGAGGAACTTACCGAACTGCTTGCCGATGTGATCAGTTTCTATTTCCGCGCTCATGGCGCTCACTGGAATGTGAAGGGAAGCGACTTTAGCGAGTACCACAAACTCTTCCAAAAAATTTACGAAGATGTCTATGAGTCAATTGACCCAATCGCCGAGAACCTTCGCAAACTTGGCTCAATCGCTCCATTCACACTTGGATCATTCATGGCGCTTCGTTCAATTGAAGATGCTTCAACAATTATGCAAGACCCAATGGCTCTTGCCACCGATCTTCTTGCAGCCAATGACATGATCATTGATGAACTCTCAGATGCTTTTGATTGCGCTTCGATGTATAACCAACAAGGCGTTGCAAACTTCCTTGCAGGTCGCATTGACTCGCATCAATATTGGAAATGGCAACTGACCGTTTCACTCGGTCAAGAAGTCACACAACCTTCAACAGACCCACTCAATGCTCAAGGCATTGATGAAGATGATGTTGCTGAAGAAGGCGCAGAAATGCCAATGCCAATGGTTTTCATGGATGATCGCTCCGCTTCGGGGGCTTCAGACTTGCCACTTGCCGCTCGGGATCGTGCATGGGATGCAGCAGCAGCCGACAAGCGCGTTCAAGATTACGCTGGCGGCAAAGAGAACATGGATTGGGCTAAGTATGGAAAAGCATTCTTTTATGTTGATCCCGAAAAGAAAGATTTGCTCGGTGGATATAAATTGCAATTTGCCGACATTGTTGATGGAACATTGACCGCAATTCCTCGTGGAATTTTTGCAGTTGCCGGAGTTCTTCAGGGCGCTCGCGGCGGAGCAGACATTCCAGCAGATGACATTGCAACAATCAAAGACAAAGTTGCCGCTTATTATTCACGCATGGCAAAAGAATTTGAAGATGACACAATTCAAGCACCATTTGAGGGTCGCGCTTCCGCAGCCCGAATTGGTGAAGGGTCATTTGTTTCCTGGAACACAAGCAATGGTCGCGCTCGCGGCAAAGTTGAAAAAGTTGTCACCAAGGGTCAGGCAAAATCTTCTGAAGGTTATGTCCTTGAAACAACTCAAGATCAACCAGCATTCTTGATTCGCATTTACAAAGAACAGGGAAATGGATGGGTTCCAAGCGATGTCACAGTCGTTCATCGCCCTGATATTTTGTCAGTTATCAAAGCACTTCCTGCACCCCGTTCAAAGGATTTAGAAATGATTGAAGAACGCAAAACAATGATTGCTTCAGCCGAGCGCATCACAATGAATGCCGAAGTTCGTGCAATGGATACAACTGACGGCAGTTTGAAGATTGCTGGATATGCCGCAACATTCAACAGTGAAGCAACTGGTTTGAATTTCCGCGAAGTGATTGCTCCCGGAGCATTCAATCGCACACTTTCAACCGACAATCCAGTTTTTCTTCTTGTCAACCATGACATGGAGCAATTGCCATTGGCTTCAACCAAGTCCGGAACGCTTCAACTTTCCGAAGACAAGGTTGGACTCCGCATGGAAGCAAACCTTGATCCATCAAATCCTCGCGCACAAGAGTTGGCTTCAGCCCTCAAGCGCGGAGATGTTGACAAGATGTCATTCGCATTCACCGTTGCTCCTGGCGGAGATACACGCGAAGAGGGATTGCGCACACTTACCGATCTTGATCTTTATGAAGTAAGCATTGTCACGCTTCCAGCCTATGACTCAACAAGCGTTGGATTGCGCAATTCAAATGATGAAACCTCCCTTCGTCATCGCTTACTCAAAGCAAAAACAAATCAAATTCGCTTGCGCAAATAGCAAAGCGACTCACCCTCGGCGCTTCTGCCCCGGCGGTTTCCATTCATCCAATCCATGAGAGGAGACATTCAATGTCTCTAGTATCAAAACTCAAGGAGCAGCGCGATGCAGTAGCAGCAGAAGCAGAGGCAGTTCTTGCCGCTGACGATGTAACCGCCGAAGCATTAGACGCAGTTTCCGAAAAGCATGAAGAGATTGCAGCACTCGATGAGCGCATTGCAACTGCCGAAAAGGTAGAAGCACGCACATCAGCAATTGCAGAATCTCGCAAAGAAGCAGGAATCAAGACATTTGGTTCCGCAGTTGTAACACGCGAAGCAATGACTTATGACCGCGATGGAAAGAATTCTTTCGTTCGCGACATGATCGGCGCACAACTTCGCAATGATCGTGATTCATGGGATCGCTTAGCGCGCCACCAACACGAAGTTGCAGTTGAAACACGCGACATTTCACGCACCGATGGCGCTGGCGGAGATTTCGTTCCTCCGATCTACCTCATCAACGAATATGCAGAGTTCGCTCGTGCTGCTCGTGTAACTGCTGATCTCGTCACCAACATGGCACTTCCTGCTGGCACAGATAGCATCAACATTCCACAAATCACAACTGGTACTCTTGCAGCATTCCAGTCTGCTGATAACACTGCAACAACAACTCGCGACATGGTTTCTTCAACAGTAACCGCCGCAGTTCGTACAATCTCAGGTAAACTTTCTCACTGCCTGGTTGCTGCGTAAGTAGCAACAGAAAACATCGCTGTATCGGTGAAACTCCTTCAAATAAACTAGGACAATACCGAGGCAACCTGCGCAAGCAGAGAGTCCGTAACGACTAAACGCGATGCTCCTCAGAAATGAGGATGAAGTTATAGTCTGATCTCATATCAATGACAAAGTATGAGAAGCCAACAGAAATGATTGGCTTGCTTCTTCGGAAGTAATAACAATAATGTATGAGAATGTATCAATTCAATTAGTAGAACAGTCTCCACTTGCTGGCGGTCTCGATCGCCTAGTCTTTGGCGACTTGATGGCTGATTACGCACTACAACTCAACACCGCAGTTGTTGGCGCTGGCGATGGAACATCAGGCACACTCAAGGGTCTCATCACTCTTGGTGCAGATACCACCAACGGCATCCCAGTTACATGGACTGAAACAACTCCATCCGCTCCAAATGGTTTGATTGCAATTGCTAAGGCAATTTCAAAGGTAACAACAAACCGTTACAAGGCAGCCGAAGCAATCGTCATGCACCCATCAATGTGGTACTGGTTCGCCAGCCAAGTTGACGGATCATCACGCCCATTGGTTGTTCCAGTAACAGGTGCTTCACAAGCGTTCAACGCTGCTGGCACAGTTACTAACCCAGGCGCTCCTGCTGGTCTCGTAGGTACAATTCAAGGTGTTCCAGTCTTCATTGATGCAACACTTCCAAAGACCTATGCAACCAACCAAAGCCCAATCCTCGTTGGTAAGTTCTCAGATTCTTACCTCTTTGAATCAGGCGTGAAGACTCGCGTTCTTCCTGATGTCCTCTCAAGCAACCTCACAGTTCGCTTCCAGGTCTATGGATACGCAGCACTTGCACACCGTTTCAACAAGTCAGTTTCCGCAATTAGCGGAACCGGCACAGTGGCTCCTTCGGGCTACTAATCTTGACCGCTTGAGCGCTGACCTTGCCTTCGGGTAGGGTCAGCGCTCAGGCACTAAGAACCAGGGGATTCAAAATGCAATCTATTTTTCTTGAAGGATTGAAAGCCGCTCGCGCTCTCATCAAAGATGGGGATACTTCCGCACTCGATGCTTTGATTGTCGAACACGAATCGGGAACAATCGAAACCGCCGCAATTCGACCAGTGGCGGAAATTCGATGAAGACAAAAGACAAAGTTTGCATTGGTATCGTCAATGACGGCAAAATCAATGGGCAACTTGCGATGGACTTGATTCACATCGCTCGCCATCCAAGTCAAAAACTTGATCACATGATTCAGGTTGGCAACATTGGACTAACTACTCGATCACGCAATGTTGTGGTCAAAACATTTTTAGAAACAACCGATGGAGCCTGGCTTTTGCTCATTGATGCCGATGAGCGTTTGACAATTGAAACTTGGCTCAAATTGGTTGATGCGGCTCACGACAAAGAACGCTTGATTGTTTCGGGTTTGGTTTTTGCCGCATTCTTTGATAACGATGATGCGCTTCGACCAGTGCCAACGATTTATCGAATGACAACCGACAAAGGTTTGGAATCAATTGATGATTATCCTCTTGATCAAATCATTGAAGTTGATGCAACTGGAACAGGTTGCCTTCTTATTCATCGCAGCGTTCTCCTCAAAATGCAAGAAAATGCAACCTCACATCAAGGCAAAAATTGGGCTTGGTTCGTTGAAGGCGCAATTGATGGAACTTATTTTGGCGAAGATTTGTTATTTTCCAAGCGCTTGAAATCACTTGGCTTCAAAATTTGGGCGCACACTGGCGCAATCTTGCAACACAAAAAAGAATTTTGGCTTGACGAAAGGCATCATCAACCCTTCCGCGAAGCAGCACTGAAAAACTTTGAAGCATAAGCGGTCAGCAGTACCCCTGGCGGCTGACCGCTTATGCCCTAACACAAGGAGTGACATATGCCAACCTATGATCTCGGAGATAAGGTTTATCTTTCATGGTCAACCGTTGATTCTGCTGGCGCTCCAGTAAACCCTGGAACCGTTACCGCTTCGGTTACTCTTCCTGATGGAACTTCAACATCGCTGACAACCGCGACTGCAACAACTGGAACTTACACAACCAATTATCTTCCGAGTCAAGTTGGTCGCCATGTCTATGGCTGGATTGCAACTGGCGCTTATCCTCAAGCCTACAATGACATTTTTGAAGTTCGAGATAATGCCGACAGTGGAGTGGTTTCTTATAGCGAAGTTTTGACCCATTTGAACATTCCAACGGCTTCAGCAAATGAAGATGAAGTTCGCCGATTTATGGATGCGGCTTCCGATCTTGCCGAGCAATACACCGGAATCATTCTTGGTCGCCGCACTTTCACAAGCGAACTTTATGATGGCGGAAATGAATTCATTCGGATTCGCAATCCCAAGGTTCTCTCCATTGCTTCAATTTACGAAAATGGGGCTTTGGTTGCATCCAATGCTTATCAAGTTGATCCAACCGGTCAACGCATTTATCGCGTAGGTTCAGGAACGCTTTATGCGACCAACACTTACGGCTATTGGACACAAGGCTTCAACAACATCAATATCACCTACACCGCAGGATTCACCAATCCTCCGGCATCAGTTCGTCAGGGCGTTCTTGAAATCATTCGTCACCTTTGGCAAACTCAGCGTGGCGCAATGAATGTCATGGCTCGCACAAACTCGGGTGACGAATTATATGCATCTTCAACCTATTCGCTCCCACGCCGAGTCATGGAACTTCTTGATCCAATCTCTTATCCAGGACTTGCATGAGTACCTCAGCGCTTCCAACATTTATTTCAACGCTTGTTTCCACTTTCCAGGCATCAGCAAATCTTTCAACGGTTCGAGTTTTTGACGGCATTGAAATTGATCAGTCTTATCCAGGCGATGCCATTGCAGTCGGTCACGATGGCAACATGGAAGGCGATGAGGTCAACGCTGGCTCGGTTCGTCAGGAATACAAGCAACTTGGCGCAATTTCAAAGTTTGAAGATGGAGTTGTCAATCTCGTTCTTTGGTCATGGGATGGCGGAAGCGATTTGACTGCTCGCCGAGTTCGAGCATTTACAATTCTTGGTTATGTTGAAAACATTATTCGCAGCGATGTCAGTTTTGGTGGCGTGGTTATGTACTCCGGTCTTGATGCCCATCAAATGAGTTATCGTCAAACTAATGCTGGCGCGGCAGTTGTTCTTCAATTCACCATAACTTATCGCGCCAAAATCTAGGGAGAAACAATGGCAAAAATCAAGAATGTGTCGCCACTTGGCGATCTAGTAATTCCAGCCCTTGGCAATCTTGTCATCAAGGCTGGGGAAGTTGCCGATGTCAGCGCCGAGGCTGCTGCTTCGCTACTTGAACAAACTGAAAATTGGATTGCTGCTGATAGTGCAAGCAGTTCAACAACTACCGCAACGCCGCAATCTTCGGCTCAGAACTAGGAGAAAAAAATGGCTATTGGCTCGGGCATTGGTTCGCAACTGGGGATTGCAACTGAAACGACTTTCAACAACTCAGTAACAGTGACTCGTTTTTATGAGTTCACAAGTGAGAATTTGCAATACAACAAGAAAACCGCAGTTGGCATGGGTCTTCGTGCCGGCGGTCAACTTCCACGCTCACAACGCCGCGTTGTTGTGACCACTGATGCGGGTGGAGACATCGTTCTTGATCTTCCAACTCGTGGACTTGGCTTGCTCTTGTCACACGCGATGGGTACAACTCCATCAGCAGTGACAACCACAACCGGTGTCTATTCCTACACCTTCACCCTTGGTGATGTGTATGGTCGCTCACTAACTGCTCAGGTTGGCGTTCCACAGTACGGCGGAACAGTTACACCAAAGACAATTTCGGGCGCAAAGATTCAGTCATGGGAAATTTCTGCACCAAATGCAGGAATCGCAACCGGCAAGTTCACTCTTGACGGTGCTTCATTCACCACTTCGACTTCTCTTGCAACCGCTTCATATTCACCAATCAGCAACCTTTTCAACTTCTCTCAAGGGGCAATTACCGTTGCTGGTTCAAGCGTTGTCAACATCAAGGATTTCACTCTCACAGTTGATAACACTTTGAAGCAAGATCGTTACAATCTCGGCAATGCCGGAATCAAGGCAGAGCAAGTGATCAACGGATTCCGCAAAGTTTCAGGCAAGATGACTGCTGAATTTACTGACACAACTCTTCTCAACGCATTCCTTGCCGATACAACAACCGCATTGGTTCTCACATTCACTGGAGCAGTTATTGCCGGTGGTCAAAATGAAAAATTGACCATCACAATTCCAGCAGCCAAGTTCAATGCAGACACTCCAAATGTTGCGGGTCCTGGAGTCATCGATCTTGCAATGACATTTGATGCCTATGATGACGGCACAAATCAACCATTGACAATCGTTTATCAGACCGCAGATTCCGCGCTCTAACTAGAAAGAACAGGGGAAATCATGTCAGAAAAAATCTCATTGCCGAGCGGCGGTTGGGCAGTTCTTCGTGAACCAGCCGCCGTTTCGGTAAAATTGCGCCGCCCAGTCGAAAAGGCTTTGATGGCGGTTGGTCGGGGTCAAGCAAAAGCGGCTTTGAATTCTGATGCTTCAGAAGTTGCCGCCAATCTTGATCCAGCAATTCTTGATCAATTTTATGAATTGAATGACTTGTTGATTTTGGCTCGCGTTGAATCCTGGTCATTTGAATTTGACATCACAAAAGATTCTTTGCTTGAACTTGCCCAGCCCGACTACGAAGAACTTCAAAAGGCTTCAGCAGTTGATGTGGCTTCAATGATTCCAAACTTCGGTTTGAGCAACGATCAAGCATCCCCCATCAAGCCCTCCGGCGAATAGGTCGAGCGCTTGAGGGCGGAACGGTTCGCGACCCACTTCCGGAACAACTCAGAACCTATCGGCTTTGCAAACTTCTTGGCTGCACTCCATCGCAGATCGAAGAAGAATCAGGAGCAATGCTTGATTGGCTTTTGGCAATAGATGATGTCTTTGCTATCACCCGCAACAAGATTGCGAACGGAGAAATCTAGTGGCGCAAAATCTTTTCAGTGCAACTTTCAGGGGAATTGATGAATTCAATTCAGTAACGAAAGACATTGAATCGCGAGTTGACAAGGCAACCCTTGGCGCACTTAGGGCGAATCAAAACAAACTCAAAAGCGCAGTTCGAGCCAATTTGCGCGGCGCTCCTCGATGGACTCAAAAAGGCAATAACAGAATTACCGGCAAAAATTATCAAGTGCCAGGAACTACCGGTCAGCACAACAATGCTCGATCAGGTTTTCCAGGGCGGATGACTGGCGTTCTTTACAAAGGCGTTGGATCGGTTCGCAAACCCAAAAATATCAATGGCACTCTTTATGGTGGAGTTGGCATTGGAGCAAATCCAAACAATGTCAAAAAGGGAACGCTTGAAAAGAAGTTCCCTTACTTCAGACCAGCAGTTGAAAAAGTCGAACCTGAAATGCTTGCTATTTATGAAAAAGGCTGGGATTCAGCAATCTCAAGAATGGGAGGGATTCTCTAATGTCAATGCTCCCTCCGGTCTTCGTTGAACTCAAAGCCAATGTTGGCGAATTCACCGCCGCAATGGGTGAGGCTCGAACTGAAATTGATGTTCTTGAAAAGAAGGGTGTCAGTTCTTACGACAAACTTGCTTCTTTCGGCAAGGCATCTCTTTTTGCTCTTGGAACTGCCAGCGTTGCCATCGGTGGCTTATCACTTGAAATGGCAGACAAGTTCGAAACCGCCCACGCCAAATTGGAAACCGCACTCAAGAATGCTGGTTCCAATTTTGAAGCATTTGCCGAGCCAATCAACAAGGCTCAGAAGCAGATGGAACAATTTGGATTTACTAACGCCGACACGCAAGAAGCACTCGGCAACCTCACAACGGCTCTCAAAGACCCACAGAAGGCACTTGACTCGCTTTCCCTGGCTGCCGATCTCGCCAAGTATAAGCACATTGATTTGGCTGATGCAGCGACCGCAGTTGCTCGCGCTCAAGAGGGTAATCTCCGCGCTCTGAAGCAACTCGGAATTGATTTGCCAATTGCGGCAACAAGCGCAGCAAAATTGCAGAAGGCGCACGAATCATTGGGCAAAGCAACCGATGATGCTAGCGCATTCCTCAAGGCTCACGCTGATGCGGTTGATGTTACAAGCAAATATCACGATGCTTACGAAAGACTTCTTGGCAAAGTCAACGATGCCCAACAAAAGGTAAACACTCAAAGCCAGGCTGGAACTCAAATTATGAAAGGCTTGTCCGATGCAATCGGCGGTCAAGCGGCGGCATCGGCTGAAACTTTTGCCGGCAAGATGGCAGCGCTCAAAGCGCAATCCGAAGATGTTGCAAAGAATATTGGTTTGATGTTGATTCCGATTGTTGAAAAATTGGTTTCGGTCATCAAGGATGTTGTTGACTGGTTTGGAAAGCACAAACTTATCGCCGAAGCACTTGCAACAACGGTTGGCGTTGTCTTGGTGGCGGCAATCACTGCCTATCTTTCCAAACTTGCAATTGCCGCAGTTGAATCCACAATCAATCTTGGCAAAATCGTTGCTGGTTGGATCGCTGCTGGGGCGGCAGCAACAGAAGCAGGAATTGCCACCGCAGTTGCTTCAGGCGGTTTGACTTTGGTACTTGCGGCAATCGTTGCCGCAGTCATTTACCTTGCAACTCATTGGAAACAATCTTGGCAAGCAATGCAAGACATTGCTGGAGCGGTGTGGCATTT